TCCAAAGGTTGAACTGGTTCTGCTCTTGTTGCAGCGACAGGCGGTCTCGCTGGTTCTGTAGGTCGTACTGCCGCTGCATGTCGCGGAGCTGCTGCTGCTGAGCGCTAAGCGCTGCATTGCTCAGGCCCTGCGCTGCACTTGCCACCCCACCGACACTGCTCGCCAGCCCGCTGAGCGCACTGCGCTGACGGGCCAAGGCGTTGGCAAGCTGGCCCAGCGCACGGCTTTCGGTGTCATCGAGCAACGGGCGGTAGTACCGATTGCTCAGGTTAGCAACCGGGCTAGCGCCGGGGTTTACGGGGCGAATAAACTCAACCATGTCAGAAAGTTCCCGGTGCGGTCAGAAGAGGGTTGGCTGCTGTGTTGTAGATGTTGGCAATGCGGATGGGCTGCATCTGTGTCTGTATCTGCTGCATCGAGCCAAGATAGCTACGGGACTGCGCGAAGCTCTGCTGCTGTAGCATCTGGCCTTGCTGCATTGAGAACCGCTGGCTCTGCATGCTGTTGATCGAGCTAAAAGCATTCACAAAGCCGGTGATGCCGCCGATAGCAGTCTGCTGCGCCTGCAACATTGTCTGCTGCGCGCCTATCATCGCTGCCTTACGGTTGACCTCGATGGCCTTGAGCGCGGTCGGGCTGATCTTACCCGGCGCAACCGAAGCAATCCGGCTCTCTGCCTCGAACTGCTGTTGCTTCTTGAGGTCTTGGCCGTACTCAAAGGTCTTGTCGCGCTTGTACGCCAGCCGGTTGAGGTTGCGTGCCTCTTCAGCTTTGATGGCTTGGCGTGCGTCTTGTGCGCTCACGCCCCGGCGACCCAGCGTAGCGTTAGTAGCGCCCATAGACGCCATGACTTGCCGCGCTTGCAGTGCCTGATCAAAGGCAGCCCGCTGGATTTCCTTGACGTTCTCAATGGTCTGCTTATCGATCTGGTCTTGCTGTAGATCGTAGGCCTCAAGCGCAAGCTGCTTGTTCAGCTCGTACCGCTCTTGCTGCTCGCGGTACTGCTCGTAAACCATCTCGCGCTCAACGACAGCCTGCTCGTTAGCGAGGGCCATCTGTTGCCGTGCGATGTTTGCTTGCTGCCCAGCGGCGGCAAGGTTCATGACCGGGCCGATAAAGCTAGCTATCGCGGTGCACATGGCGCAACCTTTCTTGTCTCAGGTAAAAGCGCTGGAACGGAAAGCCGTGCAGCATCATGGGGTTGTCCCACTCGGCACCCATCCACGTAAGCCAACGGATGTGCAGTGTGTTCTGACAGTCAACGAGGTTAGTGAACGTGTGGCACCCGCTACGCTTGAACATTTCGCTGAGCACTTCGCCGCTGCGACGCAGGAACGGGACCGGGTGCTTGTAGACCCAGTTTGTCGTGATCATCCAAGCCGCGCCTTCACCGCCACCCAGCGGCCCCGCAACACCTGCCAGTGCTACCGGCTTGTCCTTTCGGGTACGGGCGCTGAGCAGAATTTTTGACAGGCTGGACGACAGCTCAACGGCTTCGGCAGGCGTGGCATGGGGGAACGCCCGCGACGCTTCACGTCTGTCAGCCTTACGCATCTTTCTCGCTAGCGTATCGATGTCCTCAACGCGCGCCGTGCCTATGGTCAGCATACTCGTCACGCCTGCATACTCTTTGGGCTGATGAAGCCTTGCCACTCTAGGGTCGTAAGGGTGCTGGGGAACGGGCCGTTGTTCGTAAACTTGATCTCTACGCTGTCATTCTTTGCAAAGATCGGGAACCGGAACGAGCCGGTCGCAAAGTTTTGCTGACCAAGCAGGATTTCGCTGTCCCCGCTTTGCAGCGCACCGAACACGTAGCCCTTTGCCGACCGCCCTTTCGGCGTGATCTCAGCCGTGAAGCCAGCCGTATCGTCAAAAGTGATGGTCGCGTACCTTAACTGCAAGCGAGCCTCACTGCGCCCAGTGTCAGCGCCTTGCGGCTTGTAGAACAGCGGGCTTTGCACGTAGGTCATCGTGTAGTCTACGCCGCACGTAAAGTTAGGCGTTACAGCAGTCGTGATGTTGTTCAATACGCGGTCGTTGTCGGTAGCAAACACGCCGTCTAGGCGACCAAGCACGATGAAGCGCGTGTTGTTCATAGTGCTGTCAATCAGGGCAGCAAGCGCAGAGTGTGCGGAAGACGTTGCGGCACTGTTAGGGTCAACCGTAGCTGCTCCAATAAACGCAAGCTGTGCTGCCTCAAACTGCGCAACCGTGACGCTCGTAGCCAGCTTTAGGTTTGTAGCGGCAAGGCGTGGCAGCGTGATGCCAAAAGCGTCGGTGTCAGTCAGCAAGACAGAGAAGGTTGTCTCGTCTGTGCGGTAAGGCAGCTCAATCGCTGACCAGTCAAGGCCTGCACTGATCGGAGTGCCGCCGCTCGGTATTGGGAACTCGGCTGCATTAGGGTCGTATGCGTTACCACCGCGTGGCGTGCGCCCACCGACAACTTCAACGCACTTGCTGCGCGGAACATACAAGTCGAGCAGCAACGGAAAGTCTGTCGAGCTGGCTTGCGTGATCTCTTCAAGCTCGACACGCAGCATGTAGGCACGAGTGCTGGTCGTGCCGAATGACGTACCAAGGCTCGCTGCTTCCTCAAGCGTCTTGATGTAATCTTTGCTCGTTACCTCAACAGCCAAATGCAGGTGGTCTTCAATGACCTCCATGCCGACAATCTTTGTGTTGCTGTTGAGCGTCCACTTAGACCACGCGCTCTGCAAGCGCTGCCTGTCGTTCTCATAGAACTTATAGACGTAAATGACGTTGGGTTCGCTGTGGCTCAGCGCAAACAGCATCTGTTTCTTTTGGCTAGCTGTCAGTTTGTGCACGCCGCTGGGAATGTACTTCGGCACTTGCGCGGTCGTCTCGTCAGCCTCGATGATCTGGGTGTCAATCTCGCTGCCAATTTCCATCACAGAGCTGAACGAGATGTTGTCCTGCGCAAAGAAGACTTTAGTGCCGACATTAATAGGCTTTGAGAGCTTACTTGCCTCAATCGAAGCAGCTTGCTGTAACAGCGCAGTCGCTGGTGTCAAAGCATTCGGAGCCACCAGCCGGAACTGCGCACGGTCAGACATGAGCAGCAGCGTGTTTGCGAAGGGAACAGCGCTTTGCAGTACGTCAACGCGCCCCGTAGACATCGAAATGTCAATGCGGTCAGTGTCCAGTAGCTGCGTTACGCTAGTCCTAAAGAACTGCGCGGTGTCCCCAAAGTCAGTGGCAGCACTGAGGATCATGTTTTCGTCGCTCAGGAACCCTAAGCGCCCGCCGTGCACGAACACGTCGTTGATCCGGTTGCCTACAAAAGACGGGGTGGCATTCGTGTCTTCATCGCCCACAACGCGCGGGCCGTACTTGTGCTGCGAAACGACAAACTGCGGGTTGCCGGAACTGTCAAACGAGCGCTGCACTTTGATAGGCAACGTGCTCTCGTCCAGCACAAACGGTACGTCATACGTCTCGATGTAGCGCTGATCTGCCCCTGTGTCGTCATCGTAGACAATCACGTAGTACGCACCGTCACCGATGGCCGTACCGCCTACCTCATAGATAGAGCCGCCGGTAATTGCTGGCGACGTGTTAAGGGCAGGCAAGTCTTGAAACGTGTCAACTTGGTTACTGCTGCTACCTTGCTGCACAACCGTAGCAGTCACGCCGTAGGCGTCGATGACTTCATACGAGCTGCCTAGGAACTGTGTGGTGTTTGCGGGAGCGCCTGCGTCATTGTACGCCGAGTATGTAAGTACCCAAAGAACCTCATTAAGCAACGTGCGCTGACTTGCGTGGTTAGGGAACGTCGCGCTTGCAAACTCAGCAACAGTCTTTGTGCTTGCCCCGCTGTTGTAGGTTAGCGTGGTGCTCACATACCACGTGCTTGCTGTCAGCCCGGTGCCGATGTTGTCGAAGTCAATGTCAGGACTGCTTTCCGGGCGATTGCTGGTAGCGTTACTGTTAAGCTTGATGGTTGAGTGATCGTTGACGCGCAGAGGCCGGTAAGTAGCGCCGTTATCGTCACTGATCTCAATCTTACCTGCAAACACGCGCAAGTCGTTGGTGATCGTTTTACCGAACAAACTGCTGTAAGTGCCGTTGGGTCCGTAGCTACGGTTAGGAACGACGCTAAACGAAATGTCTACAAATGCGTCATTGGCATTAGGTTGCACAGCAGTCTTTGTAGTGCCGTTGTACGCCCATGCGTAGGTGCCAAGTAGCACATCGCGCTGTGAAAACGTGTCTTGGTTATCTATTGCGTTGCTTGATTGAAAACCGAGTGCATTAGAAAGTTTCTGGTGCGGCGCTGGATTGCCGCTTATGGGGTTCCAAACGTAGTTTCCGTGCACTGGAAACACAATGTGGCGGCCTTGCGCGATAGATGAATTAAGCGCATTTTTTAAAGTGGCAGCACTGTCGTGGGGGTTGTTGGGAAAGTTTGCGCTGTTGCGTATGCGCGTCAGCGACCGTGCATTTTGGCTAGTGTTTGAAGCGCTGTAAACGCCGACGCTGCTGCTGACTGCTGTTGCCGCCATGTACACGTGCGAGTTTCCGTTAATTGACGGAGTGGTAACTCGGAACTCGGTTTCAGTGACAGCCGCGTCTGAGCGATACTGTACATTATTGCCGTCATTCAGACCGTCGCCGCCCCGGTTACTGTCGTAGGCCAGTTGCGGAAACGCAGCAAAATGGTGCGGCAGGAAGTCTGCGTCTACAGAGCCGCTCACCGTCACGTTGCGGTTCAGAATGAACGTGGTGTCTGCAACAGTGGCAAAGCGCAAGCCGCCCGTGAAGTCTGTCATTGTGCCACCGCTACCGTCACCAGTCAGGTACGCCGATACGTCTGTCTGCTCAATGACCTCAATAGCGGCACCCGTGTCAGCATCAAAGGCGCGCAGCCCGTCCGCATCAATTACGAGAACGTAGTGCTCAGTCTCGTCACGGTTGATAAAATGACAGGCAGCCTTGTCGCTAAAAGTCGGCGCAGTAGTGCTGCCAAACTCTGTCATTTCACCAAGCCATTCGGTTGCCTGCCGTTTCTGCATACCGACAACCGGACTGAGAAAAGCGTTCTCGATACTGGTTGCCGTGTTGCTAAACCTCAGGTTCTCGGCCTGCTGCGATACGCCGCCGACAAGGTTCGATACGGTCTCACTGATCAGCGGCATTAGCGGATAAGCCCCGAACGGTTGACGATACGCTGCGTGGTCAGGTTGTCAGCGAGGTAGTTGTAGCCAGACACGTTGGTCTCTTCGTTCACCAGTGCCGTGTAAGCCGTGAACTCGTCAGCGCGGTCAGACTGCGCAATGCTCTCGCTAGAAATGGTGCGCTCTTGGAAGATGCGCGCAGCACGCAACGAGATGAACCGCCGTGCTGTCTCGGGAATTTCGTCAAACGGCAGCCCAAGGGTCTGATCGACAGTGATGTCGTGATCAAAGTTGTAGCTGTGGGTCAGCCGGTTGTAGAGGTACGTGCCACGCTGAACGATAGGCAAGTGCTGGTCAGGACCGCTAGGCTTTACTCGCAGCACGTTGGGCGCAAGCACTACCCGGCCACTCAGGTTACGGGTCAGCTTGATCTGGATGTCTGTGTTCCAGTGCCACGACTGGCTTTGCAGCTCACGAGTGACAGCGCGCACGATCTCAAGCGCCATGCTGGCGTCAACTACCGTCTCGTCCTCTAGGCTCTGAACAGGTGTCTCGCCGATATTTGTCAGGCACGTATTGACTGCCTGTAGCTCAGTTGTGGCGGTAACGGGATTGCCCATGTGGCTGACCTCCTAAGTGCAAAAGGCGAGGGGTAGCCCGTAGGCCACCCCCCGTTTCAATTAGGCGTCAGTTGGGGTGTTACCCGTGATGCCAATCATACACTCAGGGCGAAGCACGCCATGACCTACGGCCATCTTGGACACCATGAGCGTACCAAGTCGGCGAGGATCATAACTACTCTCAGTTGAAAGCCCTGCAAGTTGTACAGTCCCAAGTGCTTCTGGGTGCATTACCAGAGCAAGGAAGCTGGACATGTCTGCGTCGTACTGAGACCGGAAGTCAGGGAAGCGGTCAACGCCGCCAATCTGATCTGCACTACCCAGCGACCCGTGGTTGATTGCCATGTTGGTCGTCTTGACAACCTGCATGCCCGCAACTCGCAGGACCGAAGCGTTGGCGTAGTCGCCGTTGTTGGTCACAAAGTCACGGTTCAGGATTTTGTCGTTCTGTACGAGGCCGTAGTAAATTTGTGGCGTCACGTACACGAAGCGATCAGTCTCAGGAACGAACTTCTCATCCAGCTTCTGTGCACAGAGGTACAGAGCGTCGATCAGCTCGGCCATGTCGTTAGTGGTTGCAGTGCTATCGCTATCAACGACGCCAGTAACAGCAGCGTTAATGTTGATCTGCTCTGCTACGCCTTGGTCTGCCAGCGAGCCACCGGGGTTCAGAATTTCTGCACCCGCTGCTGCAAACAGATTGCGGTCATAGGTCAGAGCAAGCGACTTACCCATCTGGTTAGTGAACTCACCACGGACATCGTAATGGTTTTTGAGTTCGTCAATGTCAGCGACAAAAGTGTGCGATACCAGCATGTCGTCGATGGTAATTACACGCTCGTCTTGCTTAATCGACCGGCCCGTCAGTTCCGTACCGGCTGCGTGGTACTCGGCCACGGTCTTACCGATTGCAGGGAACTGTGCAGACTTACCCGACTGGATGGTACGCACACGAGTGCGCTCACGCAGAACGGTGTTCGCATCGAAAGCTGCTTGGGTCTCGCCACTCCAAAGACGAAGGAACAGCTCGTTGTTGGTATCCCACTGCGTTTGGTTGGTAGGTGGTTGCGTATAGGTAGAACCCGACCCGATACCGAGGCGGGAAACAGTAGCGTTAGCCATCGTTTGGCCCTTTCATTAACTACGAGGTTTCTTTCGCTTCGGTTGTCCCGGTCATCGGGGCCGATACTCAGCGGCAGTAGGCCTGTCTCGCTAAGTTGTTTTCCAGTACCTGCGTCTGTGTCTTCATTGTATCGTCTGGTGATACATAGATAGGCAGCCAGATTGTGCAGGTTTGGTCTTTAATCTCCGCGATACCATCCTCTTTCGCGCAGCTCGCGACGGATAGCATCATCATCGTCAAAGCGATTGACTTCATTGCGCGCTTCGGCGGCATCACGGGTGATGTTCTCATGTGTCTGTTTGCGGGAGCTAAGGAGATAACCGACGACAGCAGCGCCTGCGGCGAAGGCTAGGAGCCAGTTTCGTACTGTCTGCAACATGTCACCGCTTGCCTTTGCGCCAGTCATCCCACCGCAAGTAGACTAAATAAATGAATACTAACGCTAGCGCAACAAAAAATGCCCAAGTGTACTCTTTGGCAAAGCTAGCGATCTCTTTTGCAGGCTCTACAGCGGGCGCTACAGCAGCTACACCGCTCACGATTGCGGCTGCCCCGGCAGTTTTGACCGTCCTGCTGTCGGTCAGGTTTGCCCGCACTTCTTTATATGGTGTCACAAAGAGCTGACGCTCTAGCATCCGGCGCTTGATCAGGCCTGCAAACTTTTTGCCACCTGCGTAGACCCACCGGTCAAACTCTTTCGCTGCTGCCTTAGCGTTACCGCCATTGAGCAATGACAGCAGGGTGCTAGTGCGCAACGCTTCCCGCCCACAATTGTAGGTGAAGCTGACAAGTGCATCGAACTGGTTGGGGTTCAGCGGAACTGTCACGAGGTCCCGCACAGCCTGTTCATACTTGCTAATTGTGTTCAAAAACATGGCGACAACTTGCTCGTGCGTGTACACGTCGCCTTCCTGTAGCTCAGGAATATCATAGGTCGTCGTACCATAGCCGACAGTCAAGACAGGTTTGCTGGCGAGCTTGTCCCAGTACACAGTACGGTAGCGTAACGGTGTCTCACTGACCCCATCGGGATACGGGGTGGTGCCGTCGCTTAGCTTAAGTGAGACACTGGCCTCAAAGTAAGCTATCAGCGCTACCCCTCGCTCGCTCAGCCTCATTGCATTAATGCCACTTTGCGCTCAACGTCCTCGCGGAACGCTGGGTCTCGACGGTATCTAGGGTCTTGCATTGCGGCGACCATCTCAGCAGTAGACCTAAAGCCTTGGGGCTGTGCAGCACCGCGCCCGCTGATCGTCTGGCTTGGCTCACGAGCGCCAGTCGCAGCTTGGAAGTCACTGCGTATCTGGTTCATGGCCATGCGCACAGTCGTCTGATCGTTGCTGTTCAGCATGTCATTGAGCTTGTCGATCATAGTGTCTTCGTAGACGCCGGACCCTGCCCATTCCTGCATCTGGGACACGGCTTGTTCACCACCGAACTCACTGATAATTGCTTGGCGAGCTGCCTCTCCCTCCCGCACACGCATGTCTCTGATCTGCTCGACAAGCGCTCTAGGGATGCCGACCTTCTCGAACTTGGCAATCGTGTCATCGCTGATCTCTCCACCTGTCTCCATAAACTCGCGCTCAGCATCAGTCACAAGGTTGTCAACCTCAGGCGTAGTCTGCTGAGACACTTGAGACAGCTTGCGCTCTAGCTCACTGTAGGATTTCGCTAGGTCTTCGGGCGTCTTGAACTTTTCGGGCAGCCAACCCGGGCGCTCTGGCTCAGGTGGCTGCTCTTCTGCAACTTGCTCGTTGCCTTCAAGAGCCGCTAGCTGTTCCTCAAGGGACGGCTGGGGTTGTTCTTGGTCGGGCATTGGTAAGTTAAGTTGTTCAGTTGACATTCGCACTTTCCATGTACTGCTCGTTAGCGGCGCTAACGGCTTGTGGGGCAGCAGCCTTGGCAATCTCAGCCGCTTGCTGCTGCTGAATAGCTTGTTGTCTTTGCATCTCTTCCTGTTCGCGCTGCTCGCCAGACTTCACTAGACCGTTCATGTCGATACCGATTGCAGCGCCAGTCCGTTTCACGAACTCGTCCATGTTGAGGTAGCCCTCGACAACCTGTGGCCCAAGTTGAGCTATGAACTGGAAGAAACTTTGCAGGTTCTGTAGGTCGTTGGCGCGACCCAGCGCAGCAGTGCCGGTCACAATGCTCGGAGCAACGATACCGTCCTGCAAAGGGTCAAGCCGGTTTTGCCTCTGCATGCGCTCCATCAGGCGACGAACAAAGACAAGTTGGAAGCTGTTGCTGAGCATGCTGAACACGCCGCCAAGCCCGACCTCAAGCGCGTTGATAGCCTCGCGGACCTCGTAGGCTGTCGTGCGCTCGCTGCGTCTGGCTACAGTGTCGAAGAGCATGAAGGCGTGGCCTAACCGCTGCTCGATAGCTTGAGCAGTTGCGCTCGCCACCGCCATGTCAGCCTGCTTGTTGAGCTGCACAGCGCTCACTTCGGCTGCGTTACCCGACCGGAAGTCGCCACTGTCAGCTTCAGCGAGGTCTTGCACTCGTGTCGTGCCGTTGGGTGCCACAAGAAAGACAACTTTGGCAGCAGCCGCAGACGCTTCAAGGATTGCACGGCTCAGACCCTCAAGGCTGATCAGGTCGCCAATGTACTCTTCGACAAACCCGCGCCCGTAGTCCTCGCCGTCAACTCTGTTCCAGCGCAGCGCCATCATCGGCGGCTTATCAGCGGGCCAGCTACCCTCAGAACCCGGTACTACTTCACCGCCTACGTCTTGGTAGCTCAGCCACTTACCGTCTTCGAGATAGAACTTTGTGTACAGGGCCACATCGTCATCGCCTTTGCTAGAGAGCAGGGCCTGCATGTCAGCGCTCAGTACTTCTGGGCTGACCTCTTCCTTGATGATGACCTCAAGCAGATTGCCTACTGCGTCACGAACACAGACAAACTTGTCGATGCCGTACACCTTTGCGCCGCCGCTAGCGGGCAGATAGAAGAGGGCGTTGCCGCCGACAATTAAGTGCTTAAGCATCTCGAACACTGGGGCGCGCAGGCCCTCGCGCTCAATCTCGTCCATGACAGCACGCTCAATCATGGACAGCTCAGCTTGCACTTCGCCTTCCAGCTTCTGCTGTTTGGCAATTTGCTTGGCGTCTGCGTCGCTGACTTCTAGCTTAAAGAAGGGCGTGTTGGGTGGCAGCAGCGACAACAGCAAACGAGCCGCTAGGTTGTTTACACCCCGGCTCCCGATGCCCTGATAGGGTGTGTAGAAACGTGTCGCACTGCTGTGTCCGCTTTCGGGGATCAGTGGCGGCAAGGTCAGCTTTGCGCATTCCCGTGCTCGATGCAGGAAGTTCTCGCGCAGACTGCTGAGCTGCTCGTACCGGCTCGCGCAATTACTTTCCAATGTTCAGCCCAACTTTGCTCTGGCCCACATTTATAGGTGCCGACACCTTTGCGTTGCCCGGTCGCCGGATGCGCAGACTGTACGACGCGCGTGTCTTGTTACCGCCAGCCATTGCAGGCGCAGACTGGCTTGGCCCAGCGTCAGCCGTGGGGTCTGGCGTAGGCTCCGGTGCGCGCACAATGATAGGTGGCGCAGGTGGTGGTGGGGGTGGTGCGTAAACTGGGGGTGGGGGTGCGCTGCCGCCGCCGAACAGACACATTACTTTGTCACCTTTTTGCTAAGGATGGTTTCTTGCTGGTCTTCAAAGACATGATGCAGATGGCGGACGACACCGATTGCGCCGACAGCCATCCATATCTCCCGTTCAGACTGCTCCGCTGTCGGTGCCTTGTCGGGGAACCGTTCAGTTAGATAGGCGAGCAAGTCTTTCTTAATGACGGGAGCTTCAAGCACCGCAGCTTCCTCCCGCTGTGATGTCGCAAACGTCATGCGTCTCGACAAAAGTGATGCCTTGCTGGTTGCTGGCCTCGCTGTACGGCACTGCCGTAAGTGGCTGACCGCCCCGGCTACCATCGGCATAGAAGGTGAGGCCGCGCAGGCCGTGTGCGTACTTGGCAATCAGCGCCGTGTAGTCCGCAACCGTGTCGTCGTTGTTGAGTTCCGAACCCCAAGCAGGCAAGTTAATCGTGCTGCTGATAGCGTGATCAACATACCCCTGCATTTCGTATTGGAACTTGATGCGGCGCTCAGGGTCAGCCGCTAGATCAAGCGCACTCTCGATGCTCTCGGGGTCTACGCCATAGGTGTCAATGACCTGCTGCGCTGCGCTATCGACAACGTACTGATACTGCCACGTGTCGTTTGGCCCAAGCCAGCGGCGCTTGTACGCTACGCTAAACAGCGGCTCGATGCCTGTGGTGGTGCCAGCCAAGATGCCGATGCTGCCCGTGGGCGCAATGGCGCGCTTACCTGCTGGCTCGTTGACACTGAGGGTGTTGCTGTACGTCTTGGCCGTAGCGTCAGATGCTGCCTGATAGACTTCCATCCACTTGCGCAGCTCGCGTGTCATTTCGTACCGCTCGCCACGGCTGATCAGCCACTCGTGCACGCCCATAAGACCAAGGCCCAGACGCCGGTTCTTTGCGCGTGTCTTTGCTACCTTTTCATACGGCACTTCTGAGGTAATGGTGCCGCAAAGCAGGAAGCAAGTGGCTAGCTCAACCGCCTCGCGGAACTCTTGCAAGGTGTCGAAGCGCGACATGTTGAGAGAGCCAAGACAGCAAATGTCACTGTCGTCAGAGCTGGTCAACTCACAGCACGCATTGCGCAGCGTCTCGCGCTCTTTGCCGTAGAAGTTAAACGAGAAGCCCGGTTCACTGGACTTCATTGCCTGCCGCACGTTTTGGCGGAAGATGTCACCCACGTCGCCGGTCTCGTTGTAGTGCTCAAGCCACCGAGTGCCGTAGTTCAACGAGATGTTGGTGCCGTCGAGCGGGGCGGGAAAGTTAAAGTCCAACTCTTTGATGTCGGCCAGTGACTTACCGGTGCCTGCAACCTCAATCTTGTGCCAGTCTTTTGCGTACAGCAGCAGCTCGGCGTCAGGGTGGTCAGCGCTCAGCGAGCCGTAGATGGCCGACCGCCTGTCTCCACCTTGTCTGATAGCCCGCCCGATGTCGTTGATCATGATCATCTTGGAGACAGGGCCAGAGGCTACGCCACCAGTGCGGCCAAGCCGTGCGCCTTTCTCCCGGTACACAGAGTAATCGACACCGATACCACCACCAGAGGTAAGGCATAGCTCTACCCGCTTAGATAGATCAGCCCAGTCCTCTCTGGTATCCTCTTCGGCACGCAGAAGAAAACAGTTATTATACAACCGGGCCTTCCGGTTCGCATTTGCGAGGTAGCGGCCACCGGGCAGGAACTTAAAGTCTGTGATCAGTTGTACTAATTCTTTTTTCGCGTCATCCGGCAGCCGATGCCCCACCACGTTTTCGACCAGCGTCTGTGCCAGCTCTTGCCACGTCTCTGCACCCGCATGCGCGTATTTCTGACGAAAAATCGCCTCCCCGAACTCATTGCGAAACGTCATCGAAAAGTCCTTTCGCATCCTCGACAGCTTGCTGCTGCGAGATGAGTTGATCGAGATACCATTTAGCTTTTTGCAGGTCTTGCAACGGCTTGCCCTTTAGTTTGTAACGCGTAATGTATTTTACCACGGCCCCTTCCGCGTAGGACATCTCGTGGCTAGTTATGTAGTCAAAGCACTCGATGCCTTGAGTGTAGTGGCGCGGGTGGTTTACGATGTCTTCGTCGAAGGGGTCCACAGAGTAACACTTTCGCTAGCGTAATCACAGGGGCGCAATATCCGTGCGAGCCGTGCCTGTGTCAAGGCAGCGCTTTCATCCAGACCTTGCTTCTCGTATGCGGCCACGACTGCCTGCCACATCTCGTCAAGCGACGGGCCGACAGCATCAAGGATGCGCTCTGCACGCACCTTGCCAATGGTCGGGCAGCCGGGGTAGCCGTCCGTTGCATCACCAGTCAGGGTCTGCATCATCCAGTACCTGTTCGCTTCGTCCTCGTTAATCTCGTAGACCTCGCCCGTATCCTTATCCAAGTGCATGCCCGGGATGGTCTTGAGGTCTTTGTCTATTGAGCAAATGATGCTGCCCGGTTCGCTACCGTGAATGCCCACGAGGTCGTCACCCTCAAGCTCGTCCACGAATATCGCCCCGTACTTGTCTTGGGCATGCCCGCGCATTGCCGACCACCCAATAGGCCGTGCGCCTTTCCGGTTCTTTTTGTAGTCCGGGTAAATTTCTTTGCGGAAACAGTCAGCGCCACTCAGACACAGCAGCAACTCTTCCGCTTCGCACTGGTCACGTACCGTCTCGATCATGGCGTCAAACAAGACACCCGCCTCAGTGACAGACATGAACTCTTGCAGTACTAGGTCGCCGCCTACCTCGTGCTCAGCGACAGCAGTAGCGCCCATGCACGCCTGATAGACAACAACGTCTGCATCTATGACAGCGCGCACGCTACTTCTTTTTCTTTGCTGCGAACCCGCCGGTCTTATTCTTCATCGCGCTGTAGGTCTTGGAGCTAATAGTGCTCTTACTTTTCGGGCGCGACGTGCCAGCCTTTTTGCGAGCATTCATATTCCTGTATAACGACATCAATGGCTCTCCGACCAGTTGTCACCTACCTGCGTGTCACAGGTCATTGGAACCGACAAGTTAAAGTAATCATTACTCTGGCGCAAGCATTCTTTGATGACAACACTTGCAGGTTGCAGGTGGTGCTCGGCGCAGTCGAACTGCAATTCGTCATGGACATAGAGCACCATGTCACACTCTAGACCACGCATCTGCTCGGCACAGCGCACTGCCCAGTACTTCGCAGCGCTGCTTGTTGCTGACTGGATCAGATAGTTCAGCGCCGTGTGCTCTTTCTCGACCGGAATGCGCCGCCCGTCGATACTCGTGATGTACCCGTTACTCTTCGCTTCGCGCTGCACCTTGGCAATCAAGTCTTCCAGCCCGGGGATGGCAGCAAACAGACGCTTGCGCACCTCACCGCCGGGTAGTCCTGTCATCTCACCCAGCTTCCTGTCGCCTGCCCCGTAGATGAAGCCGAACTGCACGCCTTTCATCTGCGCGCGCGTGATGCCCATACGGTCAGCATTAACTTGATGGATGTCGGCACTTTGCAGCAGCTTGCCGTACTCACCGTTGTCATCGAGATAGTGTGCCAGCATGGTCAGCTCAGCTCGGTCAAGGTCACTGGCCAGTAGCTTGCGGCCCGGGCTAGCTGTGAACAGACGGCGGCTTTCCTCACCATAGGGTGCACCTACACGCGGCACGGCTTGCAAATTTGGCGACCTTGAACTCGTGCGCCCCGTGATGGCAGCGTTAGGTATCACCTGCGCACGTATACGCCCGTCAGCTCCGTGCTCTAGCCACGAGCGCACAAGGGCCAGCCGCTTTGTCACCATAAAGTTGTCAGCCAGTAGCTCAGCCTCAGGAAACTTAGGCGCGATGGCACGCAGCGTCTTCTCGTCAACCTTAGCTTGGCCGCTTGGAGTGTGCTCGGATGGCGACCATCCGCGCGCAACAAGCACCTTCTCGATGTGCTGTCGGCTGTTGCTGTTGAACAAGACAAACTCGACCTTCTGGTACGGGCAACCTTCGGCTACGTGCGGCTTGTCTTTGTAGCGCACGCTTCGTTTTGGCACGACAACCTCGCCGACCGGTGCGTACCAGCCGCCAAAGGTCTCAAGCATCTGGTCTTCAATGATCGTCGAGCGGTCTTGCAGCTCTTGCTCTAGGTCCCGTGCGCCCTGCACGTCAAAGGCAAAGCCGTAGGTGCGCAGTTGTACGCACAACTCAGCGAACTGGTGCTCAAGCAGGTCAACACGCTCGTCTATGCCCTTGTCCTTAAGGTGCAGATACAGCCGCCGTGTGACACGGCAGTCTTGCAGACAGTACTCGCCCAGCGCTGGTGTGTACTCCGTGTCCCAGTCGCCCTCAAACTCCTGCTTGGCAAACCCAAGACGCACGCCCCACGTCGCCAGACCGTGACTGCCCAGCCTTGCCCGGTCGTCAACTTTGCGCAGGCTTTCGGTCGTGTGTGTTCGCAGGTCGTGGCCCAGCATGTCTTGGTACACGAACCGTGAGCGAACTAGCGTGTCAACGATGCGGTGCCGGGGCTGCCACCAGTCGTACAAGCGCTGGATGGTCGGCACGTCAAAGTCGATACCGTTGTGAAACACAAGCTCGCCGTCATACTCCATCAAGGTACGCAGGCCGCTCTCAATGTTGTGATAGCAGTCTACTTCCTCGCCAGTCTCAATGTTGATCCAACACAGCGCCGTTATTCGCGTCGCGTTCAGTCCGTCCGTCTCAATGTCAACAGCTAGCGCCATGTGCTACCCACTCCCTTAGGTAATAACGTCTACTTCTCTTGCCTTTGCCGACAGCCACGAGGTCGTAGCCACGTTGTCTCAATTTCCACCAGACGTTTGACGGCTTGCGCCACCAGAACCCCATCGTGCGCAGGTCATCTACGGTCAGACCGACGCCGGTTTGCAGAACGCCTACGATGCTATCGAGACAGTCGCTGGTGCCTTCGACCCGTGCGATCTCGTAAGACAACTTGTCTCTAAACGCGCCGAACCGGCGGTCACGAAACGCTTTCTCTACAGCCCAGTCGTGGACATCGTAGAGAGCGTCAAAGTGCGGAACTGCACCGCAATCGGCCTTGAATATCATCATAAAGAAGGGTGCCAGCAGAACCGACATCGCCCGACATTCGGTTTTTCAGTACCGTTAGATCGACCGCGCCCCGAACAACGTCGCCTGCTTCGTCCTTACTTTTGTCAATCGCTATAACTGCGTCACTAAGCTGAGCGATTGCGCCAGTGCCGCGAATATCCGACAGCCGCACTTGTGCTGAGCCGTCGCTGTGGTCGCCGTGTGTCGGCTTACGTGTATGACTAACAAGAATTACACTCACGCCACACGCATCAACGATCTGCGTTCGTATGGCCGTAGTGAGGGCATCAATCGACTGTCGCTCACTCAAGACACCGCCGCCGCTCATGGGCAGGGTGCTGGCAATCGTGATGTGATCAAGAATAATGTAGTCGCAGTTTACGCCGTTGGCCAAATACGTCATGCGGCGCAGCAGGTCCTCGTTACTTACAGAACCAAAGTGATCGTAGGTGTAGAAGGTGTCTGGCTCGAACAGCTCTTTGGCTGCTGCAACCTGCTCGCTGACACTGAACGCGCTGTTGGGCCTAAGCAAGTTTGTCTTGAGGTGAATGCTCAGCAGCCTGCGCAGTGCGTGCTCGCTCCGCTCTTCAAGAAACATAAGACCGACACGCTTGCCGTGCGTAACTTTAAGGTCAATGCACAGGTGGCCGACCAGCGTGCTCTTGCCGACGCCCGTGCCTGCAACAATCGTCCACATCTCGTTATTGCGGTAGCCACCTAGCCGCTCACTCAACCGCTCGAACATAATCGGCAGGCCGTAATCGACCGGCTTCTCTAAGCTCGGGATCAGGTCGTGCATGTCGTGAATGTTCTCAGGCCGCCAGCGCGTTGCACCTTCTATGAAGTCGCTGACACTCAGGCCCTTTTCATGCACGTCGCACGCATCTTTGCACTCGGCTGGCCATTTGACGACGCTTACGGGCATAGCGTCCATGGCTGTACCAAGCGCGGTCGCTAGCTGGTCAGTTGCATCCTTGCCGGGGCCATCCGTATCGCCAGCCAGTATCACTTCTGACCACCCGTGCAAGTAGTCCCAGTGCCTGTGCAGTACGTGGCCCACACTGCTAGCGCCACCGGGCAGGCTGACCACGTGGTACTTGTCGAGCGGTACATTAGAGGCGACGACTAGGCAATCGTACTCGCCTTCTGTGATGATCAGTGCTTTCTTGGCAGTCGGCTTCTGCACGAACTGGCCGAACAGCGCTGGCTCGCTACCGTCGCCCACCCAGCGTATCGTGTCTTTGTCGTCAGGCTTGCGGGTCTTTGTTCCCTTCCAGACACCTGCGCTGCTGAAGTAGTGGAACAGTGACAGGCCATCGCTTGTTGTCTCGACCTCGTACCGCTTGAGTGTGCCAAGATGCACGAGACGGCGCGCTGTTATCTGCTGCACTGTGCCAGTAGGGCGACCAGACTTAGGGTGCTGCACTATAACCTCAGGGTTATAATCGAGCGGCTTAGTCCACGTGTGCTGCTTACACGAGAAACAAAAGGTGTGGTCTTCATAGACACTAAGCGCGTCACTGCTGCCGCAATCCGGGCAAGGCTGGTGGGTCAGTATCGGCTTTTGCCGCTCGTCATGCTGCGTTGTCATATTTTCATCCATGCGTCAGGCACGCGGCCTTCTGCCCATTTAAATTTGTGCTTGTCTGCCCACTGGCCCGCCGTCTTTTTCTGCCTACCCGCCGATGTCTTTGCGTTAGAAAACAAAAACCTGATGTCTAGCTCTACGTGCTGCCTACAAACATGTAGCATTTTAGCCATACTGTCCCCGTCTAGGCGGCCTTTGGCCTCGACGTAGATCAAATGACCGTCTGCTCTGATCAGCACAAAGTCCGGTGAGTAGACGTGATGGGTGGCTGGTCGGGTCCACTGGATGCGGTCAATCATCCGCTCGTATCGGAACGCAATCCTGCGCTCGCACAGGTCCCGGGCAATCCGGTCTTCAAACTGTGACCGGAAGCCCTTAATGAGACCTTGCTGATCGTGCAGGTTGAGAGGGTTGTTGCTACGCCGCGCTCGCAAGCCCGCCGTCCTCTTCTTTTTGGTACGGGTTGTCATTCGACGCACCGCCACCGGCTTCCTCAGTGTGCTCCACCAGCTTAATCACTTGGAACGACACGGGCTGAACTTGCATGTAGTGCTTACCGCCGTACTCAGTGGTGCGCAGCTTGACAGTCGGGCGCACGATAGAGCCGTGACCTACTTCCCATGTCGGCTGCTGTAGGTCTGCGTCC